GGACACCTTCTTGCGCGTCTCCGGGTCCATCACCGGGTGATCGGCGTCGAAGAAGGGCTGACCGTCGTAGCATTCCGTCTCGAACGCCTGGCCGAGCATCTCGAACACGAGCTCGTCGGGATGCGCCGCAGCCGAACGACCCATCTCGGTGAAGAGCGGCGCGTAAATGCCAATCTGGTCATCGGAGATATCGTCGGCATCGACTTCGACGGTACCCTCGAACTTGCGGTTCACGACCGTGTAGCGATGCGTCTTCATCGTCTCGTAGACGCGCGATCCGATCCACTCGCGAAGCTTGGGGAACTTGCCGAGCCACGCATAGGAGTTCTCGCGGGTCGTCGACGTGATCATGGTCGCGACCTGCTGCCAGTGCGGCTTTACCTCGGCAAAGCCGTTCTGGTAGGCGCGGGAAAACCCGCGAAAGAGATCGTCGAGCGATGTCTGGTTGATGATCATGGGGAAAGATCCTTGTTGGGTGGCGGCGGGCGAGGCCGGGTTAGAATTCGACCCAGACGCCGGCCGGATCGACGTCCGCCACCCGGCCGGCGGGTGACCTGGTGCCGGTGCCGTCGGTCCTGGCAACGGTCTCGTCATCGACCACGAAGCAAGGCTTGCCGACGTCGGCGAGCGCGACCGGGTCGGCCTCCAGGTTGGAAAAGAGGAACGTGCGCTTGCGCAGGATCTCGACGCGCTTCTCGCCGGCCGCGCCGGCCGTGTTGTCGACGGTGCGTTCCGCGCGGCCCAGGGAGACGAGGCCGGTTGCCTCGAAACCGGGCTTGGCAAGGCCGGCATCGAGCACGACGAGCGCGCCGGCCTGGATCTTCGTCGCTGCCGCGAGCGGATGGCTTTCGCGGTCGGGGAGCCGCATCGGGGTCTGGCGTTCTTTGGCAAGGGGCATGGGATGTCTCCGAGATGGTCAGGCCGGGGGATCAGAGCGACTTGGCGTAGTCTTCTTCCGAGAGCCCCATCATCGAGGCGATCGACCGCTGCTGATCGCTGAGACCGGAAGGACGCGCGGGATCGCGGTCGTCAAGATCCGACGGGGTGCCGATCACCGGCATCGTCCCGACAAGCGCACGGAACTTTTCGAGACCGCCTTCGGCGGCGCAAAGCGCCCGGTAGTGATCGCGGGAGGCAGGGGCGATCTTGCCCGCCTTCACCGCGTCCTCGACCGCCGCGTTGATCTCGCCCGTCTGGCGTTCGGTCTGCATGGCGGCCAGTTCGGCTTCGGCCGTGTCGACGCGGGCAATCGCCTGGTCGTAGTCGGCGCGCGGCACAAACCGCTCCATGGCCGGGGCCTCGGCGGCGGCAAGAGCGGAGCGGTGTTCGCCCTGAAGTCGCTCCACGGCCGCGAGGATGTTGTCGACCGAGGCGCCGGCATCGAGGCCGAGCGCACGGCAAAGGGCTGTGAGGTCCATGTCAGTCTCCGTTGTGTGAAGGTCAGTCGGATCGTCGGCGCGCGAGAGCGCCGTCATGCGCAAGGCCGGCCGGTTGACGAGGCCGGCGCCGACGACGAGGAAAACCTCGCCGGCCTTCGTGTGGTAGAACTCCGGCGACAGGAACCGGTACTCCCGCGCCGCAATCATCGCCGCCGCCTTGTCGGTCCATTCGGCACGCGCCCAGATGGCGCCGTCGCGGATCTCCATCGCGGTGATCCAGCCGGCGGCCGGTGCGGTCTCGCCCTTGGGGGCGCGATGCGCCTGGCCGTGCTCGTAGTCGATGGGGATTGGTGCGCCGTTCGCCTCGAAAGCGGCTACCACGGTTTGTGGATCGGAAAGCCGCCAGCGCCGACCGTCACGGGCGACGAGCTGCGGCCCGGCCGGAAACAGTTGGACCCAATCGGGCGCGCTCCTGCCAGCATCGGCGGCAAGTGCGGTCTGGGAAAAGAGGGCGGTTGCGGAGCGCGTGTTCATGCGTCACAAAGTGCGTGACGCTCCTGCCTCTCGCGCCCCTGACAGTGTCAGGCGGAAGATCTTCAGGAACGGTGATTGGATCCAGTCGAAGCGTCACTTCCCAGCATCAACATCCGCACACCGCAATCCGCACCCGCGCCCCGGCGACAGCTTCGCCGTTAAAGGGGGTTTAAAGGGGGTAGGACGCCCGTTTGAGGTGTGCGGCGGGGATTGGAAACCGAGAACGCATCGTTGGCCGCTACAGCGCGGACATGCGTCGGTTCAATTGCCCACCTGACCGCCCTGTGCTATCCATTCATCTGCACACGGGCAAATCAAGCCTTCGGGCGCGCTCGGCTTTAGATAGCGAAGGGTTTGCGACCTTCTGCCCGTGTGCCCTTCACTCCACATCCGTTCCAGGCTGCTTGTCGAAGTACCGCGCCTTGCCGCGCGGGCGGTAAAGCGTGCGCAGGCGCCAGTGGCTCCCTTGCGGATCGAGCACCATGAACAAGCCGGATTGCGGATCAAATGCGCGCACGGAGCCTGCGAGGTCGCGCCGGAGCCTGGCGCGTTTGAGGATGTCACCAAAATCGGGCCACGCGGACACATCAACCACACGCCTGTGGTCGGCCGCGTGTCCGATCGTCCGCGCATCGATCATGATCGGCAGATAGTCGTCGCCCAAGCGACCTGGCGCTATGGCAACCGGAAACCGCGTCATGGCATAGCGCCGGGCGGCCTCAAGCTTGTCTCGCAGGTCGAAGCCTTTCAGCCCCTGCGCTCTCAAGGTCGGCGCGAGAGCGGCGTGCTCCAATCCCGTATCAATGGCGTCCTGGACGAAGACCTTGAATGTCGGCGACGAGGTGAAGTCGGCGATAGCCGCGCGCCTGGCCGCCGTCGAGAGATCGCCCAAGCGGCCGGACAGCAGTTCGGCGACATTGCGGCCCCGCGTCTTGCCGGGATTGGTGTCCCAGCCCGGATCGATGCCAAGCGGCACGTTCACCGTCTGCCCGGTGCGCTTGTTCCGCCAGGGCCGCAGGACGATCTGCGGGCCGCCGGCCTGCGGATCATAGCCAAGCCGTTCGGCTTCGCGCCGGGAGATCTGGCGCACGCCGCATTTGCAGCCCCAACCGTTCGGCGGATAGTGGGTGTCCCAAAACGGGTGGTCGACGGGAAGGATGACGCCAACCCAGGCGCGGTGCTCCGGCCGGCGGCGCTCGGCCAGTGAAAGCGTGTAGACAAGATACGGCAGAAAGCGCTTCGTGCGCTGGGTGCGCTCCCATTCACCGGCCGCATGCGCCGTGCGGATGTTCGCCCAGTAGATGGTTCGCAGACGGCGCGGACTTCCGAGCTGCACGAGCTTGGTCTCGCCGTCGGCCGGGTTCTTCGCGAAGCGTTTGCCCCACCAGCCCTTCGCCTGAAGGATCGGCGTCAGTCGTTCCCGGAAGGCTTCGAATGGCACCCGGTTGACGATGGCGTCATCAACGGCGGCACGTAGATCATCCAGGACGTCGAAGCCGGCCGACTTCGCCACAGTGAAGGCATAGGCATGCTCAGCCGGGGCAATGTCGCGCCAGTCGAAGGTCGGCCGTGATCCCTTCTCGCGGAAATAGCGGGTGACCTCCGGCGAGGCGGTCAGGAACTGCTCGGGCAGGTCAGCCGGCATCGCCCAGCCCGCGTGCGATCAGTGCGAGGTCGGCGATCCGGCGCGCCAGCGGCCCGACGTCGAGCGTACCGGCCAGCCGGTCGAGCCGCGCCTTGAGATCCTCATAGGAGGTTGCGGCGGCGAACTCCGTCTGGAGCTGATCCATGACCGGCGCGAGATCCGCGCCCCATTCGTCGAGTGCGCCGTCCAGGAGTTCGTCGAGCTCGTCCGGCTCCTCGCCGGAGCGCGCCGTCGCATGATAGCCGCCGCAGCTCGGGCAGGCTCGGGCCGTTGCCGGCTCGGTTGTCGGATCGTCCGGTTCAGCCTCGGCTTGACCAGGTTCGGTTACGGGTGGCTTCGCGGCAGCTGGCGCGCTCAGGACATCGGCATCGTCCTCAGGTTCGCTCAGTCCGATCTTTTCACGCACCTCGGAACCGGCAACCTTGAGGCCGAGCGGGACAAGTGTTTTGAGCGCTTCGGACAGCGTCTTGATGTCCTCGGCTTCGGCGACGGGCAGGTCGACAGTGGGATATCTATCCTGAGGGCCGAAATTGAAGGCGACGAATGGACGGATCAAATCTCGGTTGAGTGTGGTCGACGCCTGGCGACCATCGGCACGCAGGATGTCGTAGCGCACGTTCTCATGCACTTGCGCCTGGGCAAGCGACGATCCGTTGTCGGTCGTCATGGTCTGGCCAAGGACCGCCTTGGAGATCTGCGCGTCGAGATATTCAGCCATCGCGCCGAAGACGGCGTTGCCGCTGCCGCCCTTGGCCTCGATGAACTCGATCTCCATACCCGCCGGAATGATCGCGGCGGCATCGGAGGCGAGATCCCGCACCGCCCGCAGCAAGACGCGCTTCTCGTCCGGCGTGGCGCTCCGGTTGTAGCGGCCGACGCGCAAGGGCATGCCGAAGACCTCAAGGAACGCGGCCCAGTCCTTGAGCGTGTAGCTCTTGAGAAGGAACGCCCAGGCTGCGAGCCGGGCCAGGCCACCCCGGATCGGCAGGCCGGATTTCAGTTTGGGAATATGCCGAATGAAGGAATAGCGGGAGAGCTCGCGGCCCTCGGGAGAGCCATCCTCGCGCAGGCGCAGCTCGCGGCCGGTCCTGCGATCGAACTGGAAATGGCGCGGATCGCGCCAGACATACTCACGGGGCTGCCAGGTCGCCTTGTAGTCCCACAGGATCTCGACCACGGAAAAGCCCTTGCCGAGCCCATCGAGCACGTCAATCAACATGTCCTCGAAGATCGGAGCCTCGACCAGGTCACGCACGGCATCGAGGATCTTGTCGTCAATCGTTCCGCTCTTCGGCTGGTTGACGACGGGCTCGATCGCCAGCACGGCACGCTTGCGGGTGCCCAGGACCGACGCGTAGTGGAGGTCGCGTTCCTCCATTTCCTCGGCGAGCGCCAGATAGTCGCCCGGCTCGCCCTCAACAGCATCGCGCAGGATGCGCGCCAGTCTCGCCGGCGTGAGGCCCGAGGCGACCGGCTCGCCCCAGATCGAACGCACTCCGGTCAGGGTCGGTGCGGCTTCCTCCCGAAGAAGCGAGGCCGAGGAAACCGGCCGCCCTTGCGGATCGACAAGCTGATAGGTGCTCACCACAAGCCTCCTGAATGTCCGGGGTTGATCCCGCCTGCACGGGCGAAATCGTCGTCATCGTCATCAAGCGGCCCGCCGTTGTGGCCCATCTGCGCAAGGGGCGAGTGCCGGGCGGCCGCGTAGTCGTATTCCGGGAGATCCTGGCGGCTCACGAAATACGCCAGCGCCGAGGCAACGGCGCTGTCGCCATGGCGCTTCAGGCCATCCGCGCCGGTTGTCGCGTGATCGTCCGGGACCTTCACCACGCCATCGCAATATTGCAGCGCTTGATGGTCGCGCAGAATGTCCTCGTCCGCCGGAAGCACGACGGTCTTGTCCGCGAACGCCTCGAGGTAGGCCGGCATTTCCGCGAGATACCAGGCGCGTGAGAGGCTGACCTCAATGATCGAGGGGCCGTACTTCTGTGAGGCGACCTCGGCGAGATAGGCGCCGTTGCCGGTGGCATCGAGCGCGCCGCCCGACATGCGCGGCAGGCGATCGACGATGTAGAACAGGATGTCGCGTTGCTGGTCGAACGGAACGTTCCGCAGCTCGACAATCAGGCCCGAACGGCGGATGAGCGAACGCGTGATCGCCATGACGTTGATCACGGTCAGATCGCCCTTGCGGGCGAAGTCCTCGCCGAAGACATGCGGCAACAGCGGATCGAGCGTTGCAAGGTGGGGCTTGAGCTCGCGTTCGCAGAAGTCGAGCGTGTCGGCCTTGCGGATGTGTTCCGGAGCATTCTTGAAATCGTCGTCGCAGGCCCATCGGACAATCGGGATGCCCGCTTCCATGCAGGCCTCGATCTGCACGCGGGTGAGCGCCGAGCCTTCGGCCTCGGCCGGGATCGCATCGAGCTCCTGGCGCATGGCTGCAAGGCGCGGACCATAGGCACCGCGGATCTTTTGTTCCCAGGCGCGCTCGCCGTCTTCCGTCCAGGCTTCGCCCTTCATCAGGCAGACCCGCCGGAACAGCCCGTTCTTCACCGCCGTGCCGAAGGGGATGTGATGGACGTTGAAGCCGTTCTTCTTCGCGCGGGCTTCGCGGATGAGCTCATTGAAGGGGTTGAGGACGCCGTTGTGGGTCGAGATCACGCGGATCTTGCCGCCCCAGATCAAGAGCGCGTTGACCGCATCGAGCACGCCCCGCACGTCCTGGTGGAACGCCGCCTCGTCAATGACCACGACGCCCTGAAGTCCGCGAATGTTCTCAGGGCGGGACGAGAGCGCCTCGACCCGATAGCCGCTGGCGAAGCGGATGCGGAAGGCGGAGATCATCCTTGTTGAGCCATCCGCCTTCTGGTCTTCGAACAGGAACTCTTCGATCGCCGCCAGCTCTTCGCCGATCGTTTTCGCGAATTTGGCGACATAGCCGATGAACTCGCGCCCCTTGTCCTTGGTGTCGCCGATGTAGAACACGTTGTCGCCGCCGGCCGAGCGGGAGGCAGCGGCAATCAGGGTATCGTCCAGGGCCTCGGCGAAGGTGATCCCGGTTCGTCTGCCCTTCTCGGCAAGCTTGAGGTCCGACTTGTCCTCAAGCCACTCGATTTGGTGACGCATCAGGACGCCGTCCGCGAGCGGATCGAGATCGTCGGGGATCTCGGCGCCACGCGGCAGTTCGCCAGGCAGCGCGTCCGGATCGCGTGAAATCAGCGGCGGGCCGGCGAAGAGGTCCTGGGACTGCTCGGGCGGGATCATGTCCGCACGCCCAGGAACTCGCGGCGGAGCTTGGCGACGGCCTCGCCGGACAGTCCGGCTTCGGAGCCAACCTTCTCCACGACTTCATCGACCTTTTCGGCGAACTCCGCCTCGACCTTCTGGCGCCGCGCCGTGGACACCGATTGCGCGGCGGCTGCTGCCCGAAGAGCGTTGGCGAGTTCCTGCGCGCCCTTGGTCGACAGGCCGCCGTCGCCGGCCGATTGCAGGATCTCGAAGATCAGCGTCTTGATCGCCTCGGCCGCGATGATCGTAAGATCGTCGGAGGCGCCGGCGTCGAGCCGGTCGCTCAAGGCGGCGGCGATGTTGCGCGTTTCCTCGATCCGCCGCGCCATGGCGGCAAGCTTCACGCTGTAGCGATTGAAGGACGAGAAGGACGGGATGTCGAAGCCGGCGCCGGTCTCGCCCTGGACTGCGACCAGCTTCTCGCGAAACTCCCCATAGATGTCGAGCTGCGTCCGCTCGCGGCGGGTCAGTTCCTGAGCCGCCCAAGCGACGGCGGCATCGCATTCCTCGGGCAGAAGGTCGATTGCCGAAAGCCGGCCGCGTCCCTTTGTCATGATCAGGCCTCGGGCCGGCTCGGACGTTTCACACCTTCGATTGCAATCTTGCGATCTAGGTGCCGCGTGCCCCGCTCGGTCAAGGTGGCGATCAGGACCGAACCGGCCTCGGCGAGTACGATAGCGCCCATCTCCCGCAGCCAGCGCAGCTCGTTATGGACCCAAGCGCGTTCGCGGCTGATGCCGAAGGCTTCAAGCGATAGACGCAGCAGCTCGGAATTCAGCCGCTCGTCGGTCTGATCGGCCAGAGCCTTGAGGATGATGAGGCGGGCCTCTGCGCGAATGATCTCATCCATGCTGCTCATGATGCACTCCGCCTTGCCTTGGCTTCCTCGAGCAGGAACTCCTGCAGACGCTCTGAAATGGCCGTGACGGGCTTCAGCCGCTCGGCGAGGATGCGGATCTCGCCGCTCATCTGGGCAAGCTCCAACTGCATCGTTTGCGCGTGGTTGCGGTCGGGCAGGTGCTCGATGTCCTTCTCGATCCGATCAATCCGTCGGTCATGCTCCACGCTGCGCTCACGCAGCACCTTGATTTCCTCGCCGTTGACGCGGCTGCGTGCGGTAGTCCAGGTGTAGATGATCGAGATAATTCCGAGCAGCCCGCCGATCCCACTGACGACGGGGCTAAGGTCGCTCAGGGTCAACGGCGATCTCCCTTGAAAATGGTGGTTGTGTTGCCGCTGATGCGGCAGTCGTCAGCCAGCGTCAGCGCGAAGGCCGCGAGAACGCCGGCAACGAGGATCAGGGCGGCCTGGGCGAATGGGTGCAGCTTCATCGATCACCTCAGGGTCCGGAGGGCGGCGACGCCGCCCCCGACATAGAAGAGCCACTGGATCATCTGCCCGCCCCAGGCTTCGAGAACCGGCACCGTGGCGACGCCCCATCCGAAACGGAAAATGCTGTCGATGATCACGGCCGCCCACCACGCCCCCAGCGGCAAGACGAAGAGACCGGCAAAACACCAGAAGGCGGCGTGTTCCAGCTTCACGGCGTTGAACTTCGCAAGTTCCCTCGTCTCGGCAACGGCCGCGCGGATCGCCTCGATCTCGACCTGGGTGCGCAGCTTTTCGCGGCCGGTTTCTTCCGCGTGACGACGATCCAGATAAGAGAGCGTTTGCTCGACCAGGCCGGACGAAGCGAAGCGCAAGACAATGGGCAAGAGCCAGCTCATGCGTCACCTCCGATCGGCGTCCGCGTGATCCGGCGCAGGAAGATGTTCATTCCGCCGACGATCAGCATCGCCCACAGCGCGTCGCGCGGCTCCAGGTAGAGCGACCAGTCGAACCCGTCGAGCCAGCGCAGCAACTCCGCCAGAATGGGCAGAAGCGCGACAAGCGCGTTGATGATCAGCGTCCGCCACCCCCTCATGCCTTGGCCCTCCGCGAGAACAGGCCGGACAGGCTGTGGCGGATCTCGTCACGGTAGCGCCAGGCGACGACGGCCCCGCCGAGGACGGCAAGCCCGAGCCCGGCGCCGGCAACCCAAAGCACCCATTCCGGAGCATTGCCCTGGGCAGCGGCAACGCCTGCGCCCGAGACCAGTGCCCCGACGCCGGTCGTCGTGCCGGCATCGCCGGCTGCAGCCGCACGCTCCAGGGCGGCCGCTGTTGCAGGCCCCAGCACACCATCGACCTTGAGATGCGGGTGCTCCTTCTGGAAGCTGCGCACGGCCGCCGTCGTCTTGGGGCCGGCCAGCCCATCGAGCGCGCCGGTGTAGTGACCGAGGCGCGCGAGGATCGCCTGATACCGCCGCAACTCCTCCAAAGCACTGGACGCCTTGGCGACGGTCTCACGCGGTTCAACGCGGATTGCGCCGGCCCCGGCCGCCGAATAGACGCCCCGCTGGATCAACAGCGCCTCCGCCTGCCGACGCTTCACCAAACCCGGCAGACGGCGCCCGCCCGCCGTGGTGCCCGTGGTGCGCAGGAGAGCCGCTGACCTGGTGGCGTCTCCAGCGGCGAGCGCCTTTGCCCACTTCCAAGTCGCAGCCTTGGGGCCGAGATTGAAGCAGACCGACGCCGCGCCGTCATAGTGGTGCTGGTACTTCGGCTTGATGTGCTGCACCACGGCCGCGCCGTACTCGTCGTCAACGACGAAACGGAGGATGCGCCTGCACTCTTCCAGAGTGATCGTGTCCCCCGGCTGAAGTTCCCGGCCTCGCGTCTTGATCCAGTATGCGCGGAAAGTCGCGGAGCGATTGGTGAAGCCGGTACCGATAGTCAGCACGTGCACGGGGTCACGATAGGTCCGGCTGACGAACCCCTCGTGCGACACGATTTCGTGTGCCCCCTGCGGGCTCAACTTGGTGATGATCTGCATGGGATCGCCCCGGCCTCGAGTAAGAGAGTGCCGACACGTTGGCGGATCGCTGCTTGTGGGGTGAGACTGACAGTGTCAGGGCGAGCGGAGTGGCCGGGTCTAAAAAAGGTCGCCCTGACGGGGATCCTTCGCCTTGATACGGGCACGAGCGCGAAAAGCCGTGCGTTCGTGAAGCCCGCTCGCGGCGGCAGCTTGGCGCGCGCTCGCCCCGTTTTCAAGTGCCTTTACCAGGGCGCGGCGCGCGCTCGCCTCGCGTGCAATCGGGATCAGGAAGCGCCCGCCCGTGTTCCGGACGCGATACAGCTCGCAAATGGCTGCGGCCGCCTCCGGCCCAACGGTGATCGTCAGCCAGTGATCGTCGCTTGCTTGGCTCGGGATATAGACTGTTTGCCCGCCTTTTTCGGCCGCCAGTTTCAGGGCTGCGTCAATGCCCGCGACCTCAGCAATCTCGGCCAAAAGATCGGGTAGATAGGTGTGGTCGCCACTGCTCATGACGCGCCACCGAGCTTGCGCCGGTTCTTCTTGTTCCGGCCACGCGGCATTTGCCGGCCGTTGATCGCCGTGACCACGACGCCACCGCGAATGACGTATGAAACGCCGCCGACCCGCACAGTCGTTGCACCGAGGGCCGCGGCCGCAGAAACCTCGCCAGCGATATGATGGCGCACCGCATCCACGTCGAGACCGTAGATCCGCTCGATGTAGCGCAGCACTGCATGATCGGAGACGCGGGGCGCCATGGTCTAGGCTCCAAGGCTTGCGCGCAGCCGCACGCCGAGTGAGTTCATAAACAGCACCCACTCGTCATCGGTCAGCTCGGCGGTGGTCTTGCCGCCGCTCATGCTTGCGATCCATCCGGCGAGGTCTGTCGCCGGTGCGCGGCCGAGCGCAGTGAGACGGCGCCACTGCGCCTGGAGCACCTGGTGGCGCGGATTGTTGTAAATTCGGTGCCGGTCGCGGTTGATGCGAAAGAGATCATCGTCGCCGGCTTCCCTGCGGATCCAGTCTTTGAGTGCCTCGATGACCTTCGCCGCGTCGTCGGCGTGGCGAAGGAACCGGCCATGATCGAGCCCGGTCTGCCGCTTGACGAAAGCGATCAGCGCCGCGTCGGACGGGTTGTCGACAATGGCGAGATTATGCGCCGCGATCCATAACGCCTGGAGCTTGCCGGCATAGGGCCCCGACAAGCGATCCCTGCGCGGCGGCTTCGAAGCCCGTTTGAAGCCCCTTTGTTCGAAGGCCAGAACGACCTTGCGCCGCTCGGTTTCGTTCAGGTCGGCAGCCGAGCGTTTGCCGGTCTCACGCAGCAGGAAATCGCGATAAGTCTCGTCGTCGAGGCCGAGCTGCTTTTTGGCGATGTGGATTGTAGCAAGGGTGCTCACGGGAGCTGTCTCCATGCGAACGATTGGGGTGCCGCGCCGGGCAGAAGCGCGTCGGCCAGCGACTGGACGCGTGGGTTGGCGAGGATGACCTCCGCGTCGGCCGTCTCGACCGGCTGACCGGAGGGCTCCAGCCACCATGTGCCGCCCGATTGGCGGTGGAGCGTCGCGCCTGACCGGAGCGCGGCAAGGAGTGCATGGTACGTCATGCCTGCTCCCTCCCGTCGGTAAGGGCGGCAGCAGCGTCGCTTTCCGTCATTCCATGATTGAGCGGGACACGCCCGCCGGCGGCGAAGCCTTCGACTGCCGCCTCGGCGTTCCGGATCGTCCGGTCACGCAATTTGCGTTTCGACGCATCCGGGTATCGCGTGTCGAGAGCCTCGACAGCCCTCGCGCGTGCCGCGTCGCTCCTTATCGGCGAAAACGGTTCGAGCAGCCTTCGGCGGAGGCGAAGAACCATCCCCAAGACGAAGTCATCAGTTGCCCGGCGCCGGGTCTTGAGCGTGCGTCGCCGCCGGTAGTAGTCGCCCGCCTTGAAGATCTCCAGCTCCCGCTTGATGGCCCGCTCGCAGACCTCCCTCAGATAGACCGCGATCTCCGGCCCCGGCTCGCGCCCCACGAAAGTGACCGACACACTGCCGTCGTCGATCACCACAATGCTGGCCGTATTGGTGCAAAAGGCGATGATCGGCCAGAGGTCGGCGGCGACAGACCGGCCCTTGCTCTTGCTTGGTGACGAAGCCTCGCCGATTTCGAGGTCGCTCTCTGTCAGACCTGCATCGCGCATGATCTCTGCGGCCTTTGCCGCAGCGGACATCGCTTCCGCCTCGGTGCAGCCGTTGGCCGTCGTCATCGCCCGCAATGCCCGCAGGCGGCGAAGAAGGGTCTCGCTGGTCATGCCCCATCACTCCCGAAGTAGGGCAGCGCCAGCGGCTTGGCCGGCTTCTGCTTGGCCTTGTTGCTCCGCGCCGCTTCCGCCTCGCGCTGTGCTTCGCCGATGTTCTCCAGCAGGTACCCGAGCGACCCCGGTTCGGAGACCTCGATCTCCACTCGGACGATGGCCTTTGGACCCGTCGCCGCAGCGGTGTACTTGCGGATGCGCATATGGCGGGCATCGATCCAGATCGAACTCATGTCAGCACCCACTTGCCGTCGAGGAGATCATCCAGCCACTGCGGCTCCGGATGCTCGGCCGGCCTGCGGATTTCCGCCTCGATCTCGCGGATCAACAGCACGCGGTCGGCGATAGCGGGGATTGTCTCCGGACTGGCGGTGCCAGGCACCGGGACATGATCCATGCCGTCCCAGGCGAGTTCGCACGTGGTTTCGACCATCGACACGAGCTCACCGCGCAGGTCGGAAAGTGCGCGCTCCAAAAGACCGGTAAGGCGGCAGAGCTTGCGCTCATCGGCGGACTTTCCGGCCGGCCGATAGGGGGACGGATATGTCTGGTAGTCACTCATGACTGTCCCCTCGCGTCGTCTTCGGCCCGCGCGATCTTCCTGCGGGCCGCGCGGAGCCAACTTTCTTTTGCAGCCTCCCGTCCCATCGTGGCGGTGCCGGTGATGCCGGCGAGCCGCATTGCGTAGGCGCCGGCTCTGTAATCGAACCGCGCTCCATGGACCGTGCCGAGCGTCGCGGGGCAAAAGCGCTCCACGATGGGCAGCCACGCACGGAGGGCCCCGATCTTGTTGGGCATCATCGCCATCACGACGCCCTCGCAAGGTCGATGGTGACAGCCTGCCAACGGTCGGTAACGCGGGCACGGCGGTGGAAGCGGACATACTCCTTCGAGCCGGTCACCCGCATGGCCTCGCGGATGGCGCGCATCGCCTCCTGCCAGCGCGGGTCTTCGATATCGAGCCTGAGCAGCATGAAGATCTCAGAGCGGTTGACCTGCCCCTCCTTGTCCGTGTTGAAGGCGCGGGTGATGACGGCCCGGATTTCCGGCCGACTGTCGGCAGACCATTCCGTCAGGCATTCGTCCAGCAGGCGTTTGGCGACCTGAAGCTGGGGGCCGAAGTCGATGAAATCAGCCACCTTGACCTCGACTTTCAGCAACCCGTCAAAGGACTGATACGTGCGGTTTCCCTTCGGACCACCCTTCTTCACGTTGTATTCCTGAGCGAGCAACGCATCGAACTCGCCGAGATCGGTCATTGTGTGCCCACGAAAGCGGGCGATCTGGTCGGACAGCTCGCCTGCAAAGCGCATGACCTTGCGGACGACTTCGTCTTCGAGCTTGTCGATCGGCTTGATCGTTTCGAGGGGCACGAGCGCCCCTTTGGCGTCGGTCAGGTAGGGCTTGCCGTTGACGTCGATGACGCCGTCGTCGTGGGCCTGGAGTTGCTCGGTCATTGTGTGCGTCCTTTGCGTTGGTCGAGGGCGGAGCGGCCCGGTGCCGGATCGCCCATGAGGGTCGCAGTGGTGGAGCGGCTACGAACCGGCCGCGCCGTTGGTGCAAGCGGGGACATGACGAACCGGCGCGCGCGAAACGGCGCTATCAACTCGTCGTGGGTGAGCTTGGCGTCTTCGGCCTCCGCGCAGTCGAGGATCTGCTCGACCCAGCAACCGGCCGACATCAATGCGCGCGCATGGCGCAGCGTGCGGATCACGTCGTCGCGGTCGCGGGCGAGTGTGCCGGCGATCGCGTCCGCGTCGTCGCCAAGAGCTCGGAGGCCTATCGCCGCCGCCAGTTCGAGGTAGGTCCAACCGGCTGCCATTACGTGGATCCTCCCTTGACGCGGGAGTGCGGGCAGCCGGCGCGGCAGGCGCGAAACATGCGGACCCGGTGGGCCGATGTCGGCGCGTAGGGCTTGCGCTGCCAGTCGAGGCACTGGTCGCGGCTGAGATCGCCAACAACCGGGCAATCCACCGAAAGCCCCATCAGCGCGCCGCGCACCCGCTCTTCGACCTTTGCCAGGTCTCCGGGATAGCGCGCATTGATCACCTGACTGACAACGGCCGGCGAGTAGCCGATCCGCTTGCCGGCGCCCGAAAGGCCATCGCGATCAGCGAGCGCTGCAAGCTCGGCAATCCAGTCCGGCAGCGATCCCGACCAGGCTGTTTTCGCCTTGTCGATCATCGGGACAGGCGCGCTCATGATGACACCTCCTCGGCGATCGGCTCTCCGTGCAGGTCGTTGGTGTTGGGGTCGTAGATCGCATGCGTTCGGAGGATCTTCGGCGGCCGTGGCCCGGTGTTCATGGAGGGCTTCAGGCGCCACTTGGTCAGATGGCGCGGCCGTCCGGGTTCCAGGCAATGCAGGTAGCCGGCGTCGGCGAGGTGTTTCAGGTAGCTTTTCGCTGTGACGACGGAAATGCGGGTCTCGTCGGTTGACGCAAAGTCTGCCAGTTCAGAGGCAGTGAAGCCGTCGCGCAGAAGATAGCGCATCGTGTTCCAGAGGAGCTGATTGATCGGTGTCGGCGCTGCAGAGCCGTCGCGGCGCAGACGCGGTGCCTCGCCTCGACGCTCGACCAGGCGGTAACGCTTCCGCCGGTATCGGCGATCTCCTTCGGTCTGCCCATCTTCCTCGACAATTCCGGCTGCACGGAGTTTGCGGATATAGTCACTCACGGTGTTGTCGCCTGGGTCGCAACTCCTCTGGTCGATGTCGTGGCGCGTAAACGTGCTCCCGTTGCGTGTGAGTTCCAGAATGACGGACCAGACATGCTCGTACCCCCGCAGGATCGGGCGACCGTTGATCGTCTTGAGCTTCAGGACCGCCGCCATCAACCGCGCCCTCCGGCACGGCGACGGATGGGTGTCTCACCCGTGAAAATCCGCCCTTGGTACGACCGGCGCTCGACAGTCGTCAGGCCATGGTTCCGGGCGAACTGGCCGACCTCGTGCAGTGTGGTTGCGATGCGCCGCGCCTTGCCGGCTGTCTGCTTGCGGATGTCCTCAAGAAGATCCGGCGCGATCTCCACGTCGCGGCACAGAAACCGCGCAAGGACGGCCGTGTCCTCGTCGTCACAAGGTTGCGCCAGCTGGAAGTCTAGAACGCGGTTGTGCACCCGCTCGTGCTGCTCGAGTTTTTTCGGCAGAAGTTCCTCGCCGATCAGGACCACCGGGACCTGCGTCGTCTCGTGGATGTCCCGGACGAACTCGATCATTCGGCCATCCACGAGCTTGTCGGCCTCGTCGATGATCAGGGGGCGGTCGGGAGCGTCGCCGAGGCGATGAATGATATCGCCCATCATCGAAGCGATCGTGCCACGCGGACGATGCTGCCCCAGCTCTGCAAGCAGCGCCTCGCAGAACGTTTTCTTCGCCCAATAATGCCGGACCTCAATGTAGATGGCAGAGGTCTTGTTCATGGCGTACTGCGCCGCCACTGACTTCCCGTAGCCACTGTCGCCCGAAAAGACGCCGATGCCTGGCAGGCCCACCGCGCGGGTGCGCAGCGCCTCGATCATCATCATCAGGGTCGCCACGTTCTTCAGCGGCGCAATGGATCCTGCCTGAGAGGCCTTGACCGTGTTCGAATTTACCGTCATCTATCTGATCCTTGTTACTTCTGAAGGGCTCCGGTTCGCCGGGGCTCTTTTTTTGTGGGCGGCGCTCAGCCGCCGAAATCCTCACGCATCGATTTGAGAGCCCGATATTCAGGCCCGGCCTGATAGCCGCCGAGCCAGATGGCCTCTGCCGTGTCGACGGTTTCCCCGACCGCAATCCGCTGTTCCAGGGCGACCGCGCGCTTGAAGCGGAGCTGAGGCGTTTCTTGCCGCCTGATCGGTGTCACGGCGGGCGCGGCGGGTGTCGGAGCTGCCAGTTCCTCACGCATTTCCGCCAGCAGTTCGGCGGCTCTGGCCGGTGTCTGCGGCGTCTCGCTCGGCCGGGTGGCGTCGAGCGCTGCCGCTATCTGCGGGGTTTCGTGTTGCTCTTCGCGCTTCGGCAGCGGGACAACGTTCGGCAGATCGCGGCGCGCCACCTCAAGCACCCGCTCGATCAACGGCCGGCCCTTGGTGATCTCGCGGATCTTCCGCCGTGCATCGTGGGTGGCTGCATTGAGGGTCTCGGTTTGCGCTTCGCGCTTGGCCGCAAGGATCGTGTCGGGATGGATGCCGGCAAGTTCCGGACAAATGGCCTCGTCGAGGTAGGAGCCGTCGCCGGCGTCGAAGGCAATCACCCGGCCGGCATCGTTGGGGTCCATGCGCACGAGGACCTGAGTGCCCGGCAGCGCATTCTTGACGACGTAGTACATGTCGCCGATGCGGATCCCGCGCTTGGTGACCGTGCGCAGACCGTCCTTTCCGGCCACCGGCATCAGCAGGATGTCGAGTGCGCGTGCATCGACCGTGCAGATCGACGTGGCGGATGCTGCCGCAGCTTCCGCAGGGCTCTGACCTTTCAGACCCGCATGCGGCCGGTGCTGGTAGCGCAGCTCAGCCCAATCATCGACATAGGTCTGGAGCTGCGCACCCGTCATGGACACGCCGAAGAGTTCGGCTGTGTCCGCGCCAAGACGATCGGCAAAACTCTTGCGGTCCTCGATCGCCTTCCGGTCGGCGACGTTGTGGCCGACGAAGCCCGGTAGCGTGGTTGAACAATCGTGCTGGAAGGTCTTGATGACGCGCTCTACGTGCCCCTTTTGTTGCGGGCTGTAGGCGTCGGAAACGTCCATCTCGATATCGAGAGCGTCGAACAGGCGCTTGGTCTGGGTTGCGACGAAGTCTGATCCGTTGTCCGTCTTGATCGTGTCCGGCACACCCCAGGCAAGGATCGCCCGCCGCAGCAGCATGGCGACGGCTGCGGCGCGCGGGGTCCTGGAGACGTAGAGCAGGGTGCGCCGCGTCGCGATGTCGATGCAGGCATAGATCGCGTGGCGCCCGTCGGTGCAAAGCGCATCGACCGGCGAAGCGTCGATCTGCCAAAGCGCGTTCGGCTCGCGGATGTGCCGCAGCGCGCCAACACCTGCCGGCGCCATCGTCGAGCGGTATTTGTCCGGGTTCGACAGCTTGGTGAGCGCGACCTTTTCGGTCTCTTTAAGCCGCTTCAAAAAGTGCTGGAATGTGCGAACCGGAGGCATGTCGACGGATGCCATGCGGCCCTGACGTGCGACCTGGAGCGTGTCGCCGAATTCGTCGCGGCAAATCGTCCGGATGAGGTCGGCGGAAAGGTGCGGTTGATGCGCGACCAGCGCGAACACGAAGGTCCGCACATCGCCGTTGTTGGCGGTGTCGAGCACGCCCTTGCCCTTGCGCGCGGCCGACCGATCGACCGCAAGACGATCACCCTGGCCGGATCGCTTGGCTGACCGCCAGCGCTGCAACGAGCGCTTTGACAGATGCGGCACCGCGTCCTTGATCCAGTCCTCGACTTCGATCGCGCCCGCATTGTAGCGATCGGCGAAGATCTGGAGCCGGGACGACAGGCCGAGCGTCAGGCCAGCCGAGAAGCATTCGAACGCCCGGACGATAGCGAGCCGCGCATCCCGATTGACGCGGGCGCTGTCACCACCCGTGAACGTGATCTGCACATCGCCATTGTCCGCCCGCGTCACCTGCCGGCGAACGGCCAATGCCTGCCGCGAGAATTCGAGCTGTGCCTCCGTTGGAAACAGGCGGAAGTGATACTCGCGGCCGCCACCACCTTCAGTTCGCGCACGGGAGAGGAACGGGTGATCGGCCCATCCTTCGCGGTCCGCCAACGCCTGAATTCCGCGCTTTGTTTCTGGCAGCCCCGGCAGCCCAAGTTCAGCGACTTCGCGCGCGGTGAACCACTCCTTCATCGCCGCACCCTCCCGACGGTTTGGATGCGGGGGGGTAAGGGTGCAGCTTTCGCACCAACGCTGCTATAGTTGCAGGACTGGTGCGTGGTCACGCACGCACCAGTCCCTGGCATCCCCTTATGAAGCGACCACAAGGAGACGATCCGAATGACGAAGAAAGAAACGCGCGCCCTTGGAGTGATCCGCCCTGACAAGGGTATGGCGATCAATTCCATGGGGGTGAGACAACCCAGCATGGATTTGTCGACCGACCGTCCCACCCCCCAAACCGGACCAGGCGTCAGACAGCCGGTGAAGCCACCGAAAGGAAAGTGACGATGACACCCGACCGCGACAACATTCGGTTCAATGTCGTGCGAAACGCGCTCTACCACACGGCACGGCGCATGCACTTCGAAAGGCTGAACCGCCTGTTCAACTTCGCGGTTGTGATCCTGGGCGCGGGTGCGATGGGTGACGTCTTTGCTCGCGTCGGCGTCGAGGTGATCTGGATCGGTGCGGCGATCGCAGCTATCGGCGCGCTCCAACTTGTGTTCGACTTTGGCCGAATGGCCCGCGATCACCAGCAACTCCAACGTGACTACTATCATTTGCTTGCGGAGATCGAAAGCGCGGCCAGCGATGACCCGAAACTCTGCGCGGATTGGTACGCGCAAATGATCCGCATCACGGCGGACGAGCCGCCTGTACTTCGCGCTCTCGACGCCAAGGCCTTCAACGACGCTCTCGATGCGACGGAGATCTATCCGCGAAGCGAGCGGCTTGTTCTGAAACCACGTCATATGTTGCTTGGATGGCTGTTCGCCTTTGAGGGAAGCGATTTTTCCAAGAACAGTGAGGTTGCCGTACCCAAGGAAAGCTGATTGGGTCATCGCCTCGCCCTCCACTTGGCTTCAAGCGAGGCCTTTCGCGCCGCGACGTCGCGTTCGTGCTCTTCGATCAGATGCAGCTCGATCAGATCGGCATAGCGGGCGTCGACCACCACGAAGCCGAACCGCTCCGCGACGAAACCCAGCAGCCCATGGCACCCTGTGACTTCGATCAAGGAAAGGAAGGCGTCGAGCGGGATCCGATGTTCCTCACTCGCTTCGGAGGCCCACTTGTGCAGCGAGGCCTCGCTGATTGGCCGCTCCAGAGTGTCGGACATACGCTGTGCAACATCCGCGCGCGACAGGCCGCCGTCCTTGGCATCGCGCAGAGCCCGTGACACCAGCCGCGCGATCTGATTGTCCAGCGCGCCACGGCCGGTGGCCTCGGCCGCAAGGCCGACGGTCACCTTGGGCGGCTCCCAGGAAAACAGATCTTGCGTCAGCGGATCGCGGCGACGGGACATGGCTTAGCTCCGCTCCGCCAGCCAGAGTTCAACGGCCTCGCGGTGCGCCTCGAAAAAACGATGCTGCTCGGCCTGCTTCAGACGTGAAAAGCTGTCGGACAGTTTCTCCCAGGGTTTGGGTTTGCGGGTGGCGGGAACCTTGTCGAGAACGGCAATCGCGTCCGCGACACTGGCCGCAGCCGGCGGCTCGGCCAAAAGCAGGCCAACAATCTGCGCCTGACGTTCCGGCGATTGGGTCGCAAGCTGCAACAGCTCGGACTGATTGGCCGCAAGGGCGCTATCGGCGATCCGGTCGCGGATCTCTGCGGGGATCGTCGCGATCTTGAGAGCGCGAAAAATCGCCCGCGCATTCAAGCTGAACTCGGCCTGCGCCGCTTCCGAAAAGCAAAGTGACAACTTGTCACTTTGCTCTTCAAGATCCCCGCCCGGCTGAATTTGTGCCAACTTGTCACTAATTCCGCGCGCGCCATTTAGTGCAATGTTTGCACTATTTCCGGCCTCGCCGGCATTGATCGCAACTTGCGACTTTTTCCGCCGATCACCGCCGCGCTTCACCTTTCCGTTCGCGGCCTCATAGATGTCGCGCCAGGCCGCGACCGAAACAGCACGCTCAAGGGCGTTGAGCTCGAACCGCATCAGGTTCTCGCGGATCTCGCGCAAGCGGGCTTCCGCTTCATCGGCGAAGGCATCCGGCGCATGCACCACCGCCGGGATCTCCGCCCACCCCAAAAGCTTGGCAGCCGCGAGCCGGTGCGCGCCGTAGATGAGCCGGTAGCTTTCATCGTCGAGCGGCCCGACAACTTCGATCGGCGTGATCAGACCGCGCTGGTCGAGATCCTCGGCCAGCGCTTCCACCCGCAGCGGCAGCGCCTTGCGCAGCCGGCCGGTGGCATCGATCGCGGCCAGATCGAGATCAAGAATGGTGCGTGCAGTCATGTGTTTCGTCCCGAAAATTGTGTCGTGCGATTTTGTTGTGTCCCGAAAAAGCGGCCGGGCATGCCGCCGTGCAGAGGCCCGGCCAGTTCGGGAGGAAACGCGGGTAGCCCCGCCGCCCGGCCACTGACGCAGGTCGCGCGTTCCCCTACACTCAGAGCGCGAACAACCGAGTCGGAGGGAAAGGGAATGACGGAAGAACGCCCATGGCAGCGTGCGTTTGATGACCTCGATACTGAGATCCTCGGAACCCAGACGATGGTGATGGGCACGCATTGCGCGATTGCGGCGGTGGCGCTCGCACTCATCGACAAGGGGTTGATCGACAAGGGGCGGCTCATCGACATCATCGAGAGCCTCCGAAGCAATCTCCAGGCCGAGATCGTTGGCGACCTAGGCGATGTGCAAGACGCCGAAGTGGCTCTGGATAGTCTCCTCGCATGGATATCCGGTTCAGGGTTGACCGAAGGAAAGGTCCTTGATGTTCTCCGGGAACAAGAAGCCGCAGAATTTCTTCGGCTTCTGTCTCGGTCACGGAAATCGTAAGGCGGCCTTTCGCCGAGGCGTCATCGCAGGGTGACCTCTGCGGCCGATAGACCCGGCCGCGTCCAGCTTCGTAGACGCAACCGCCTCGAGCGCCGCCATCGAGCGCCTCCGCAAGTTCAGTGTCGAAGTGAGTGACAAGGACGACGAGGACTGACATTGCCCGATCCTCGTTGTTCTCGACGTCGAGCAGATCCAGCGCCTTGCGAAGCATGGCCGCAGCGAAGTTCGCGTCCCCGCCATCCTCAGCCGCGACGGCTTCGGCAAGCCGTTGCGCGCTCGAGATCGCATCGCCCATCTTCTTGCTCAGTTCCATGAGTTGCCTCCACAGGCACGCGACCAGAAGCTTGGTCCGAGGACGCGCCAAGCGCCGCCGCCGATGCCGTGATCATTGAGAAGTCTTGCGATTGATCGGGCGGTTTCTTCCCGCACGTAGGGAAATGCGCCGCTGATCGCTGGGCTGGTTTGCGCGACCACCGCCGTCTCGCCGCCTTGGGCTTCCTGGCTGACCAGCGATCCGGCGAAGTAATAGACCCGGCCCGATGCGGATCGTTTCGCGAGGATCCACGACAGGGCACCCAAGCCGGCCGCCGCCGTGTCAGCGCCGCCGTGTCTTTCTGACGAGACCGGCATCATTGGCTCCGGCCCTCTTCAGCACTGGCGCTGCGTGCGGTGTCGAGCAGCGCCCAATAGCGATGGATCGCCGAAAGGCTCGGGCTGCGTGCCGGCCCGAACCGGTCGAGCGACACCCCGCGCGCCTCCTTCAACGTCATCTGCCGATGGGCTTCCGTCAGGAAGCTGCGAACCTCGAAGTCGCTCCAGAAGGCCGGGCGCCGACCGTTGCGCCAAAGGGGAAGATGCGTGATCCGGGTGGCGAGCGGCGCCATCCGGCCAAGAGCCTCCACGGTCGCCTCGACCGTCTGCACCCGCCGGCGGCTCGCCTCGAACCGATCGTCGACCGGCCGCAGCGCGCCGCGCCGCCACTCCATGAACACACGGATCAGCTCGGCTCGGACCGCCGCCGCCCGCTCCGTGCGCGAGAACATGCACAACAGCAGCGCCTGCGGCTCGTTGAGATAGAAAACCGTGGTCTCCCGTTTGGCCCCGCTGCCGATGCGGACCATTTCACGTGCCGCGTGAATTGGTCCGTGCATCTCAAGCTCGCCCCGGTTCCTCTCGATGACCCGGCGAATGTTGAGCGGCTGCGCCATCCCGAGCGCCGCGCCAAGCCGCACGTCAGGCACCCGCGGCTCCGTCGCCATCTGCACAAGGTCCGTCCGCGAAAGCGCCATCTCCTGACGAATGTCCGTCATCACAAGCACTCCTTCGTCAAAGCCGCCCCGCCGATTTGCCTGTCCTGGCAAG